GAACGCCGATGGTGAGGCGCGGGCCGAGAGCGGCACGTCGCCGAAGCCTTCAGACCCTCTAACTACCAAAAAACTATGAAAGAAAACCGCCCTGCCCGTTGCCTCTACCAACTTGTTCAGCATTGGTGGTGGGTCGTATGGCCTGCCGTGATCGCCGGAGGATTCGCCCTACTCTGCTGGCTAATGTCGATCTGGATCGGAGGTATGAAGGAAGGTGGCACCGCATGGTGGGATCGCATCGAAGACCCGACCGAACGCGGATGTTCTTACATCGCCACGGCTATTGTTGCTCACGCGGCTGTCATGGCCTTCAAAACGCTGAGTCACGACCGAATCAAAGTGAAGCTGGAGAAATGAATTCTCTGCTGAACCACTGATTCAACCACACCCGCGGTTTAACCATCCCCCCCAAAAAAACCATGAAACCATCCCAAATCCTTGCCGAATTCGACCTCGTAGCCGCCCGCAAACTCGCCCTCACCACCGAACAATCCTACCGCGTATGGATCCGCAAATACATCGATTTCCTCAAAACCGATGAAGCCCGGGGCGCAAACGAATCGGAGCGCAAAATGGAAATCTTCCTCTCCAAAATGGCCCGGGACGATTACTCCTCCATCTCCCAAAATCAGGCATTCCACGCCCTCCTCTTCCTATACCGTCACATCCTCAAAATCGACCTCAAAGACATCAACGCACTCCGCGCCCGCAAGACCTCACGCGCCCGCTACACCCCCACCCAAGAAGAGATTTTTGCCATGCTTCGGCATCTCAAAAACACCCCCGCCTACAACATCCGCCTCGCCGTCTCACTCCTTTACGCCTGCGGCCTCCGCGTCTCCGAAGCCTGCCAGCTAAGAATCAAAGATTTAGACCTAGCCCGCAAAGTCCTCACCGTCTTCGAAGGCAAAGGCGACAAAGACCGCACCGTCCGCATTCCAGAAATCCTCCTCCCCGCCATCCGCAAGCAAATCGCCCGCGCCACCGCCCTCGCGGAAATCGACATCGCCTCCCACCAACCCGTCCAACTCCCCGGCCGCCTCGACGTCAAATGCCCCGCGTGGCAATTCGACACCCGCTGGCACTTCCTCTTTCCCTCCATCGCCCCATGCCCACATCCACGGACTCGCAAAATCGTCCGCTGGTGCATCGGCCCGGACGTCATCCAACGCGCTGTCAAACGCGCCGCCCAAGCCGCCGGAGTCGCCGGCAAAGTCACCCCCCATTGCCTCCGTCATTCCTTCTGCTCTCACCTCCTCGACGGCGGCGAAAACATCAAACGAGTCGCCGAAGCCATGGGCCACACAGACATCCGCACCACCGCCGGCTACGGCCGCAAAGACTGCGAAGCAATGCAAAGCCCCCTGGACCGCATCATCCCCTTCCCCCGCTCCGCATGAAACCCCACCTCCTCCTCCTCGCCCTCCTCCCCTCCTGCACACCCATCGGACCCGCCAACCCCCTCGATCGCCTCGAAGCCCCAGAAATCCACAGCCCGCACATCATTCACACCATCTCCGTCGCCGCACCCACCTTCCCCATCATTCCCCCCGGTCCCGCCATCTACATCCCACCCATCCTCGGATCCGCACCCATCCAACCATGAAACCATTCCCCTACCCCATCGACAACGCCGTCCTCCTCCATTTCACCCACCCCGCCCCCAACAGTCTCCACCATCACATCTGCCGCATCTGGGACTACTACATCGCCTCCAACGGACAAATCAGCATCGCCGCACACATCAACAAAACCCGAGACCTCGCCCTCATCCAACCATCCAACGCAAAGCCCACGACCGGCCCACCGCCCACCGCAGCCCACCGCAGCGCTACCTACGCCCACAAACTCCACACAAACCCCACGGACCCCGCCAAACTCATCCCCATCGACGACCTCCTCCCCCGCATCCGCAAACGCCCCACCATCCCCCTCTTCTACCCAAATCACCAACCCTTTCCCAGCCCCCACCTCACCATCAACCAACAACCCATCCTCCTCTCCCACATCCAACTCATTCTCCGCCTCCCCAACATCCGCATCGATACCTCCCACGGCCCACGCGAACAACTCACCTTCCACTACAACGGCGGCATCGTCCTCGTCGCCCCACAACCCCACCTCCACGAATCCCGCCCCATCCTCCGCCACCTCGAACCCCGCATCGATCCAGAAACCCAAACCAAACTCCCCCACACACAACCTCCCCGCCCCAACCTCGGTCTCAGAAACTGGCCCCCAGCCATCGACCCAGACACCGAAATCCTCCGCGACTGATCCACACCACCCACCCCGGCCTCCTCAACGTGAACTACCTCAACCTCCCCATCGAAGTCCTCTTCTCCCCCGAAGTCCTCGGAGCCAACCCCACCGAGCGCTCCACCTGGCTCATGCTCCTCGCCTACTGCGTCAGCCAAGAAAACTCCGGCATCATCCTCGGCGCTGGCGATTGGAAAGACCGCAAAACCCAACAAATCCTCCGCCTCACCAACCGCGAACTCCGCGCCACCACACCCCTCTGGACATGGAAAAGCGCAGACCTCCACGTCACCTTCTACCCCATCGACAAACAAGCCATCGTCCAACGCAAACGCCACATTGCCCACCACAACGGCACCAAACACCAACCAACAACCCCACCAACACCCGAACCAATATCGGAACCAATATCGGCCCCAACATTGGCACCAATCACCCCGCCAATCACCCAACCAACACCGGAACCAAAACCCTTAAAAGGAAGGGAAGGGAAAGGAAAGGAAATGGAAGGGAAAGGAAAGGAAGCGGAACAACCACCACCGCCGCTCCTCGCCATCGAACACGAAATCGACCCCTCCATCCAAGCCCGCCACCTCTGCTCCATCCACCCCAAACGCGCCCTCACCCAACCCGCCCTCACCTCCGCCCTCACTGCCCTTCGTCGTCACCCCTACACCACCCTCCTCGCCGGCGTCCGCGCCTACGCCCACCAAGTCGCCACCTGGACCGAAGCCGAAAAACTCAACTTCATCACCAACCCCGAAAAATTCTGGAACGAAGACACCTGGAACCAACCCCCGGACAACTGGAAATCCCGCAAAGCCCTTCCCCACCCCCACGCCAAACACCAACCCATGACCGACGAGCAAGCCCTCCTCCTCCTCGGCGGCCGCGCCCCAGCCACCCCCTAACCCCACCACCCCATGCACCCCGCACCAATCTCCCAATCTCCAATCCCTCATGTCCCTTGGCTTTGCCCCTGCGGATCCCTCGCCGATCTGGACCAACTCGAACTCCACGATCGCTTCCCCAACCTCATCCCCGTCCCTCACTGCGCCCCATGCGCCGCCGCCATCGATGCCCAAGCCCGCCAAGCCGAACACCTCCACCACCGCCAAGCCGAACACCGCAAACGCCAAGCCCACCTCATTGACACCCTCGACCCCGCCCTCATCGACACCACCATCACCCACCCCACCTTCAACGCCGCCCTCTACCACCGCCTCCTCGACTGGCGGGAAGACCCCCGCTGGATTGGCATCGTCGGCCACCCCGGCCTCTGCAAAACCCGCATCCTCGCCCTCCTCGTCAAACAAGCCATCCTCGACCATGGAGACTTCGTCCACTGGACCACCCTCCCCGGCCTCCAAACCCAAACCGAAATCCTCCGCATCGGCACCGACACCGAAAAACGCCAAGCCCTCAAAACCATCCACCGCGCCAAAACCTGCCACCTCCTCATCCTCGACGACATCGGCAAAAACACCTGGAACCCCTCCCTCGAACGTCACCTCTTCGAAATCCTCGACCACCGCGCCAACCACTACCTCCGCATCCTCTGGACCGCCAACACCCACCCCCTCACCATCCTCAAATCCGGAGAACTCACCCCAGACCGCGCCGGCCCCATCATCGGCCGCATCATCCAAAACTCCCGCATCGAAACCGCCGCCTAACCACTACCCTCGCCATGCCCTCCACCACCACACACCGCCCCGCCTCCCTCACCCAAGGCGAATTTGCCACCCTCCTCTCCCAGCTACCGGATCCCCCCACCCCTCGCCTCCCCAAGCCCAAACCCGGCCTAAACACCGCCACCTTCACCGTCGCCCTCGCCGCAGCCCTCCAACGTCACAACCTTCGCGCCCCCCTCTACACCCTCCTCACCGCCATCGGCCGCCTCCAAGCCACCCCCGCCGCCCACGCCACCATCCCCCAACTCGCCGCCCAACTCGCCTGCACCTTCCAAGCCATCGCCCAACACGCCGCCAAACACAACGACCTCATACAAACCGAAAAACCCCCCACCGGCCACGCCCTCATCCGCCTCACCATCACCGCCCCCGCCATCCGCCTACTTCTCCAAGTCCAAAGAACCACCCGCACCATCGCCGCAAAACTTTAACTCGGAATCCATGAAAAAACACTACGAAGGATCGATCGCCCCGCTCGGGACACAAGACTGTTCTCCGTCTTCATTGACGCCGGAAACAGACGCGATGCTCGCCGCCGATCTGCACCACTTGGAAGACGATGAAAGCTGCCCGGCCTCCGCATACTGGCGGATGGTGGAGCTAACGCGGACGCTGGAACGCGAGCGCGACGAATGGCGGAAGAAAGCGGTGGATCTCCATGCCCGATACAAGGAGTGTCCATAACACCCTAATCCTCCATTTTAGCATCTACCCCCATGCCCCCCTACCCCAAAGACCCCCGGCACCAGCGCATTGCCGACCTCATCCTCGCCGGCAGCAGCAAAGTCGATGCCTACCTTGCCTCCGGCTTCAAATCCACCCGCGCCTCCGCCTACCACGCCGTCACCCGCGTCCTTCGCCGGCCAGACGTCAAAGCCTACTTCGACCACATCAAAACCGCCGCCCAAGCCGCCGCAGAACAAGCCAGCGTCCTCACAGTCCTCGAAAAACGTCAATTTCTCGCCCGCGTCGTCCGCACCCCCCTTGCCACCCTCGATGCCACAGACCCCTCCGCCAAAGACGGAGACCTCATCAAATCCTACTCCCTCACCGAATCCGAAGCTTCCCGCTCCGAACGCATCGAAAAACTCGACCCCCTCAAAGCCATCGAAATCGACAACACCCTCTCCGGAGACGACGGCCAGCGCGACCTTCAACAAGCCCTTCACCAAGCCCTCGCCTCCCTCGCCGTCCGCTCCGCCCTCCCAGACGCCCCCATGCCCCTCGAATAACCCCGCTGATCACTCCCACCCATGCTCCAGCTCGCCAACACCCCCCTCGTCTCCCGTGCCTGGCGGCTCATGAACCTCTACACCATCCGGGATTCAGACAGCAACCTCATCCCCTTCGTCCCAAACATCGCCCAACGCCACTTCTGGAACCGCCGCTGGAACTCCAACCACGTCCTCAAAGCGCGCAAACTCGGCTTCTCCACCTTCCTCCAAATCGAAAACCTCGATGCCCTCCTCTTCACCCCTGGCCTCACCGCCGGCATCATCGACTTCACCCTCCCCGATGCCAAAGAAAAACTCTTCATGCTCCGCACCGCCTACGAAAACCTCGACAACCCGGAACTCCACCCCACCACCCACAAACTCGGCGCCATCATCAAACAAACCATCCCCATCTCCGGCTCCACCATCAAACTCGAATTCGCCAACAAATCCACCATCCGCTGCTCCACCTCCCTCCGCGGCGCCACCCCCCAGCGCATCCACTGGTCCGAAGCCGGCAAAACCGCCATCTGGTTTCCCGGCAAATTCACCGAAATCGTCAACGGAGCCCTCAACTCCATCACCCCCGGCAACACCATCGACATCGAATCCACCCACGAAGGAGGCAAAGCAGGCGGCCACTACACCCTCCTCCGCAAAACCATGAAACAAAACGACGACCACCTCACCCCCGTCGACCGCCGCTTCCACTTCTTCCCCTGGTATCTCGACCCACGCTACCAACTCCATCAACCCTCTCACCCCATCCGCACCGAAATCACCCAATACTTCACCGACCTCTCCAAACAACTCAATCGCACCTTCACCCACTCCCAAGTGCTCTGGTATGACAGAAAACAAGACGAACAAGGCCATGGCATGCTCAAAGAATTCCCCAGCACCCCCGGCGAAGCCTTCCAAGCCATCAACGACCACGCCATCTACGGCAAACAAATGGCAGACCTCCGCGCCTCCCGCCGCATCATCGACTTCGCCCCCGAGCCCGGCTACCCCCTCGCCGCCTTCTGGGACCTCGGCCTCTCAGACTCCACCGCCCTCTGGATCGTCCAGCCCCACGACCGCGCCTACCTCGTCCTCCACTGGCTCGAAACCATTGGCGATCCCGCCTCTGCCATGCCAGACCACATCCTCCGCCTCGAGCGCGACCTCGGCCGCCCCATTACCCTCCACTACCTTCCCCACGATGCCGCCACCCGCGACCGCGGCACCGGCCTCTCCTACCAACAAACCCTTGCCCAATACGGCCTCAACAACACCATCATCGTCCCCCGCACCCCCGACATCTGGCTTGGCATCGGCCACGTCCGCGACGTCCTCCCCCACTGCTGGTTTCACGCCACCCATTGCGACACACCCCGCGACTACATGGGAGAAGAACACCCCTCCGGCATCGCCTGCCTCGAAGGCTACTCCCGGGACATCTCCCCCACCTCCTCCACCCTCCGCGAAAAACCAAAACACGACGCCTTCTCCCACTCCGCCGACGCCTTCCGCACCTTTGCCGAAGCCCGCCACCTCAACCTCCTGGACCGCCTCAACCAAACCACCAAAACCACCACCCCCAAAATCATCCGCCCCCCTGTCCGCCGCCGCTAATTCCAACGATTGAAGCCATGCGACCGCGCCGAGGCTGCTGCTGGGCTGAAAGAATGGCCTAAACCTGCAAAACCATGAAACGCTGGAAGAAACACAAAATCAGAAACACCGCTGGATGGATTGGCATTGTGGATACTTACCACGAAGACGCTAGCCACATCACGGCGTGGGTCAGGCCAGAAGACGTTACCATCGTCCTCGCGGCGTTAAATTTCAGTCCCTCCAACGCCGAGCAATCGCGCGACGACGGGAATAAGCCCACTCCCTAAATGGACGCGCTGCCCGTCGTCGCGATCTGCAACTTGTTCTCCGTCTTCCGAATCACCAACAAACTCCGATCAATGAGATACCATGGCAAACTCTACGGCGAGCAGCGCGGACAGCGCACTCGATACTGGGACACCGGGAAAACCGGTAAGGACTGGGAGGACATCGAAAAGGAAAGGGATGCGCTATCCGCAAAGCTCGACCGCATCCTGGAACTCACTACTCACGACGACACATACTGGGCAATCGAAGAAATCGGGCGGCTCTGCGATTCCCCAGAGAACAGTGTAATATCACCCCAATAAGTGTCCATAACACCGTCACCCCTCCACCTCGCCGCCGTCGCCTGGCACTCCACCCCGGATCCGCCAAACACCTTTGCGGAAATCCTCGACTTCCACCTCTCCACCCCTGGCGCCGTCGTCATCTCCCTGCCGGATTCCTTCCTCATGGCCCGCCCCGTCATCGCCGCGCAGCCAGAAACACACCTCCACTTCACTTCCCCCCTTCAATCGCCACCCATCGCCGATTGCTGGCACGTTGCCTCCGCAGCAGGAAGCGTTCGCGCCTTGCTCATGCTTGCACACCGTCACCCCCTCCCGTGGGTCTCTTACTGCCGGCATGGGCAAGACCGCATCCGCCTCCACCAACTTCACACCCTCCTCCGCCATGGGCTCCCAGAAATCTCCAAAACTCCCAGAACCAGCCCCGCCACCTCCCCCCGTTAGCGCCACCGGCACAGAACAAGCCACCGCCGACATCGAGGAACGCCGCCGCAAAGGCAAACGCTACACCTTCGAGAACACCATCATCGCCCCCGGCACCACCGGACGCCAAACCCTCGGCTAACCATGTCCACCCCAGACCCAAAGGCCGAAGCACTCCTCGCCCAAAACGCCACCCTCGTCGCCGAGCGCTCCGCCTGGGATAGCCTCTGGCAAGACTGTGCCGACATCGTCCACCCTCGCCGCAACCAAATCACCCAGAAAACCCCCATCGGCCCGCCCGATCGCACCACCCTCCACCGCAACAACGACGGCACCGCCATGAGGGCAAACAACACCCTCGCCACCGGCCAATCCGTCCGCATCACCCCCATGGGCGCCCGCTGGTTCATCCTCCGGCCCCCGCCCTCCCTCCAAGGAAACCAAATCGCCGAAAACTACTTCGCCCGCGCCACCGAAATCCTCGTCGCCTCCCTCGGCACCTCCAACTTCTACAACCGCGGCCACGAATGCTACCTCGATCGCGGATGCTTCGGCATCGCCGCCCTCGAAGTCACCGGCGGCCCAAACAACCGCGGCCTCCACTTCCGCACCTACCCAGTCGGCTCCTTCTCCATCGCCCAAAACTCCTTCGACGAAGTCGACGTCATCCACCGCAACTACGAGCAAACCCCCGCTCAACTCCTCGAAGCCTTCGGCCGCAAAGCCCTCCACGAAGACATCCTCAAAAAATTCGACAACCCCGCCACCCGCTACCAACGCACCGAACAACTCATCCACGCCATCCACCCCCGCACCGACCGCGACCCCCGCCGCCAAGACGCAGCCCACAAACCCTACGCCTCCACCTACCTCCACAAAGGCACCAACACCATCATCCTCGATTCCGGCTTCGACGAACTCCCCACCGCCGTCTCCCGCTGGTCCACCTGGGGAGAATCCCCCTACGGCTGGGCACCCGCCTACGCCGCCCTCCCCGAAGCCTCCCAGCTCGACTTCCTCGAGCAAATGCTCGACACCCTCGTCGAAACCGCCGCCTTCCCCCGCGTCCTCGCCCCCGCCGGCATGAAGAACGAAATCGACTTCACCGCCTGCGGCCTCACCATGTTCGATCCCGCCATCACCCAAGTCCCCCAAGAATGGCTAACCGGCGGCCGCTACGATGTCGGCAAAGACCGCGCCTTCGAAAAACGCCGCGCCATCGAAACCGCCTTCCACGTCGAACTCTTCAACGCCATCTCCCAGCTCGACCCCAAAGCCACCGCCACCCAAATCTCCGCCATCATCACCGAGTCCCGGGAACTCTTCCACCCCATCTATTCCAACATGGTCCGGGAATTCCTCACCCCCGTCCTCCGCCGCTCCTTCGCCCTCCTCCTCCGCCAAGGAGTCATCCCTCCGCCGCCCCTCTCCATCCTCCAGACAGACAGCCTCTCCGCCTTCCTTGAGGAGCCGGCCGTCGAATACGTCTCCGCCATGGCCCTCGCCCTCGAGGCCTCCCACCTCCACAAATTCCAAGAAATCATCGGCGTCCTATCCCCCCTCGCCAATCTGGATCCCACCATCCTCGACTACATCAACCCCGCCACCATTGGCGCCCACTTCCACCGCACCTCCGGCCTCCCCACCGTCCTCCTCCGTACACCCCAGGAACTCCAGGAACTCCAAGAAGCCCGCGCCCAACAAGCCCAAGCCCAACAAGCCCTCCAAGCCACCGAAGCCATCCGCAACCTCGGCGGCCCCCAAGAAACCCTCCGCGCCGCCCAACAAGCCGCACCCCTCGACGCCTAACACCATCCCCCAAAATCCTCTCAACCCCACCCCATGACCCAACCTCCCCGCCATGCCCACTCCCCCACGCAAAACCGCCCCTCGCAAAGTGACGCCGCCAAACAAGAACGCGCCAAACTCCTCTCCGCCATCCATGCCACCCTCACCAGCGACCCCGGCAAACAATTCCTCACCTGGCTACACACCGCCGCCCCCATCGACTGCCCTCTCAACGATGCCGACCACTTCGACTCCACCTTCGATCCCGCCGTCTTCCTCGCCCTCTTCACCACCGTCCCCGGCCGCACTACCCTCGCCTGGCTTTGCCACATCGGAGGAACAGACCGCCCCGTCTACCAGCTACTCCCCGCCAACGCCCACCTCGACCCACTCGCCGCTTGCGTCCGGGAAGGCCGCCGCCTCATCCCTGCCATGCTCCGCTCCCTTGTCAACGGCACTTACCACCCGGGAATCCCCGACGACACCCTTGCAGCCACCAAAGACGGCCTCCGCCAACTCCACCTCGAAATCCTCTCCACTCTCGCCGACGCCAAAGCCGAGCACTCCATCCTCGGCCCCGAGTGACCGCCCCAAGCCCTGCCCCACCCTCGGCCACGGCTCCCTCGAATACTTCACCTGGTCCGCCGCCCACGATACCGACGCCGAATTCCTCCGCCTCTACAGCCTACGCGCCGAGAAAATGGCAGCCCGCTGGCCAGATGCCACCGCCGCCAACAAACGCCTCCACGCCCTCCTCAACCCCTAACTCTACCCACAACCCCACCCAACCCCATGAAATACCGCACACCATTCCAAATCCTCCGCACCGAAGCCATCCTCGAAGCCCCACCAGCCGGCGGCGGAACCCCCGCACCCACTCCCGCCCCAGCAGCCACACCACCCCCAGCTCCCGCCATCCTCAACCCGGACGGCACCTTCGGAGAAAACTGGCACACCGCCCTCGGCGATAACTTCGCCCCCCACGCCTCCTCCCTCACCCCCTTCAAAAACGTAGGAGACCTCGCCAAATCCTACCTCCACTTCCGCTCCAACGGCCCCGCCTACCCAGAAGCCAACGCCGCCCCCGAAGACGTCGCCCGCTTCCGGACCCTCGCCCGCGTCCCCGAGGCTCCGGAAGGCTACAACATCAAGCCCCCAGCAGACATCCCAGAAGGCATCACCTTCGATGCAGACCTCGCCGCGAACATCGCCAAAATCGCCCACGCCAACCACGTCCCCGCTCCCGCCCTCCAAGCCCTCGTCGACGCCCAATTCCAAGCAGAAGTCGCCCGCCACACCGCCTTCACCACCGCCCAGCAAGAAGCAACACGCGCCGCACAAGACGCCCTCGTCGCCGAGTGGGGAGGCAAATTCAACGAAAACTCCTCCATCGTCCGCCACCACCTCGCCCTCCACGCCGAGGCCGCCGGCATCCCCGCAGACTCCCCCGTCCTCGCCCAGCTTGCCAACATGCCCGAGGTTTCAAAACTCATGCTCCAAGTCGCCCGCCTCACCGCAGAAGACCACGCCCGCACCCCCAACGGCCTCGGAGACCTCCGCTCCCCACAAGAACGCGCAAACGCCATCATGGACGGCACCGATCCCACCTGGTCAGAACGCTACAAAAACGGAGACCCAGACGCCTACAACACCGTCGCCAACCTCCTCAAACAAGCCTCCGGCCAATAACCTCACCTCCCCTCCACCCCTGGCCACACAAACCCGCCCCCGCCAAGGGGCGGGTTTCTTCATTCTCCCCTTCAATCGCCAAACTCTCCCTAACAGCACCATCTTAACCACGCCACAACGGCCACAGCCTATCCTCCCTGGTGGGGGACCTGTCCAGCCTCTCAGCCCTCGGCGCAAGGACACGCGCAAGGACCGACCCGCTCAGGACTATCGGAACGCGATCTAACCACCCGCATTCACGCCAACCCCACCACCACCATGCCACTCGCCGTACCAGACCACTTCACGACCCAATTCGGTCGCAACTTCCAACACACCGTCCAACAGAAAGTCTCCCGCCTCCGCAAATGCGCCAACGTCACCACTGGCTGCACCGGAGAAGCAAAGACCCACAACCTCGTCCTCCCTGGCGAAGATGAGGAAACCACCGGCCAACGCTACAAGAAAGTCGTCATCTCCGACCTCGACACCGAGAAGCGCTGGAACACCCCGCGCAAATTCCGCAAAGTCACCGGCGCCGACGAATTCGACGAAATCCTCCTTGCCCCCACCATTCTCCCGGGAGGCGATCATCTCATGGTCCACGCCGCCACCTTCGGCCGCCGCACCGACTCCATCCTCGTCGAAGGTCTCCTCGGCACCAACTACAAAGGCAAGACCGGAGCCACTCCCGTCGAAATCCTCGCCGAGCACACCATCCCGATCGACTACGTCCACACCGGCGCCGCCGCAGACTCCGCCATGACCGTCGCCAAAATCATCGAGTCCGTCAAACTCCTCCGCAAGTCGGAGGCCTGGAACGATGAAGCCCGCGCCGCCGGCGTCCGCCTCTGCGGACTCCTCAACGCAGACCTCAACGCCGCCCTCCTCAACGATGCCAACGCCGCCACCGGCTCCCGCCTCTTCTCCAAAGACTTCCTGCCGCCCGTCCTCGACGAAAACGGCATGATCACCCAGTTCCTTGGAGTCAACTGGATCCACTACGAAGGCCTCCTCACCGGCACCGATGGCGGAGAATCCATCGTCAAATCCGCCGTCTGGACCTCCGATGGCCTCCACCTCGATATTTGGAAGGACATGGCCCACAAGGTCTCCATCCG